AGAATACCAATCCTTTGTTTAGATAAATTTAAAGCTTCTCCAATTTCAATTAGTCTAGGATAAGCTTGTTCCTTTTTATGGTACTCTATCATAAAATCAATAATTTGTTTGATTTTTGGACTATAAAATACTTTATTTCCCATTCTCATCTTTCTCTATTTGCTTCACCATATCATCTAATAGATCACAATAACCCTTGATGTCTGCAAATGTGTCAGGTTTATGAAGTGTTGATTTACTACCATCTTCTATGGTTCTTGTAAGTTTTAACACAATCATAAGTTGAGGTACAATAGTTATAGGTACTTTTAACTTTTGTTTATTAACAACCTCCAACACTGACTTTATAAACTTTGCTATAATGTAAGCATTACTTTCAAAGTCTCCATATTCTTTTTGTTTTCTTTTTAATAATTCTTTTGTCAATTTAGTTCCTATATCAATCCATTTGATATTGTCGTCTTTGCCCATTGTCCATCCTTTGTTTTACAATAATACATAAATATTCTTTTGTTTTTATACATAACTCCATCATCATAACTAATGCTTGTATGTTTTTCTAAAGCATCTTGGCAAGTTGTAAAGTCTTTTACTTTTATTTTGTAAAAGTCATAGCTTGTTGCAGATGTTGTGAAGAACAAATACAAGAAAAAAGTTTTCATAAGAAGGGTGCTGAATGTTTTTTTTACGTAAACCTTAGGGAGGAAAAATGACCCAGCACCCCTACTACAAGTTATACTTTTGGTTTTCTAACTTGTAATTTATGAACTTCTTTACCATCATCTTTACGATTGATGTATTCTGTTAAGTTTATTTGTTCACCTTTTTTGTAGTCTTTATCTACTTTAAATGAACCCCAGAATTTATCAGGGTTTTCATTATCCCTGTTCATATATCCTGTTCCTTCTTTTAGTACGAAATCACCCATGTTATCTCCTATTTGTTTTGAGTTTTGTTAGCTTATTTTCACAGACTATAAGTCTTTTACCTATTTCGCTTTTGATAAAATCATCATAATCATTTTTATTGTCTGATTTAAATTCCATTATCAATTTTTTGGTAGTGGTTAAATCAGGTTTCTCAGATGATAAATGAACCTCAATAGCTTCAATTTTATTATCTAAAGAAATCTTTTTTTTTGTCGTAGTTAAGTTGTTTTTTTTATATAATGGTTGTGCATTATAACCATCCTCATTATCTTTTGCTTCTACCTCATCATCTTTCATGCCTGTTCTTAAATTTAAGGCATTTAAAAAAGCATACTTTCTTGCATAGGACATACAGTTTCCTGAACCATATTTATCTGTCTTTGCAATAGCATGAGTTTCAATTTCAATAAAAGATTTTGGATTATCTACATCTACAATAGTCATCTTACAAGTTGTTTGCACAAACATATCTTGTATGTTGAAATCTTTGTAAGTGCAGTATGGATATAAACCATTTTTATTTAAGACCTCCATAGCCACAGCTTGTACTGCGTCATGCTCTAATGGATTAAAATTCATACCACCTTTTTTTTGTGTCTTCCTAACCATTCTTGCTTCTTCTGAAGCAGATTTTAATTTTTGATAAATATTTTTAGTCAAATTGTTCCTTCCTTTCCTTTTGCATTACCTATTATTTCTTCTTCTTCTTTTTTCTTCTCATCATCATAAACTTCTTTAGCTTTATCCTTGATTAGCTTTTCAAGAACTCTACTGTTTATAATTCTTTTTATGTCTTCTGGTGATATACCATCACAAACTATCATAGAACTCCTCTAGTTTTTGTATGTCTTCATCTTGTATAGTGTTAAGTATAGGATTGTTTTCTCTATTTCTTATTTCAGACCAATCAATCCCAATTATCATGGCTAACTTTTTTATATCTCCATCTGCCATTCTTAACATTTCTTGTCTTCTAATATTGATCTGAATGTATTTTTCAAAGAAGTATTTTAATCCTGCTGGACTTAACTCATAACAATTATCTTGATTAAATATGGTGTAGTTTTCTTCATCAGCATAAACTAAGTGAGGTTTATAATTGGGTAATGACTTTGAATATACTGCTGTTTGTATGCAGTGTGTAAATTGTGGTGATCTAATTTTTTGAGACTTTCTCCATTTCCAAGTAAAATTACCTTTTTTATCTTTATATTTATATACTGAACCAAATCTATTTTTATGCTCAGATAGTTTTTGTAAAAATTCAGAGGCACAATCTACATATAATTCTGTTTCTATACCTAGATGTTTGCTAAAATATTTTTCATCATACCATTCACTAAAAAATAATTCACAATTCCATTTATCAAGATGTGCGTTATTAGATATTTCTATAAGTGCATTGATATGATTTTGCACATATTGAATAATTCTTTCTTTTATAAAATTAGCTTTTGCTTTTTCTTTTTCACTTAAATCAATTTCAATTATTGATTTATTAAAATCTTGTTGTACATCTTCTATCTTCATTTTCTTTTGTATGATTTGTTGAAAATAATGGTGTACTTTTGTTCCAGCATGAAAACTAATGCTTGGTTTCTGTCTTTTAAATTTTGCGTAAAGAGAAAAAGGGTATTTTAAAAACCAAACCCAATCACTTAAAGCTGATTGACTTGCTGATATGGTTGCTTTCTTGAAATCCCCTTTAATCCAAGCTTCATCTATAAACCTTTCTGGCATAGACAACTTATTTACTATTTATATTAAGATGTCAATAAGTATTTGCAATTAGTTTTAGAATAGTTATAAGTTATATACAAGATATTGTTATAACAATTAAGGGTTGCACTATATATGGATTATCCAACTATTGAATTGAAGTGGGAAGAAATATTATCTTCTGCTATTACTGGACTTTTACGACAGACAGAAAGCATGAGACAGAATATAAGCTGGGGTCATGGAGCTAACTTTGATATTTATAAACAGTGGGGTATGACAGTATCAGGTTCTATATGTGAACAAGCACTTGCAAAAAAAATGGACAGCTACTTTACACATTCAGTTAATAATTTTAAAGGTTCTGATTTACATATTGACGGAAAGAGCATACAAGTTAGATCGCAACTTATGACAAAAAAAACCAACAATCTTATCATAAGACAAGGGTATAAAGAAAGTGATTATTATTTTTTAGTCGGTGATGATACTCCAAAATATACATTTTTTGGCTACATTTCTGCAAAAGATATAACTAGAAAAGGTTCATGGACTAACTTTAATATTACAACAAGACCTTATGTTTGGTCTGTATCTATTGAAAAATTAAAACCAATAGAGGAGTTTAAAAATGAAAGATAAAATAGAATGTAAATTGTTAAAACCATTTGGCTCAACGATTGCTAAATCTACAATGCCAAAAGAATTAATAGATGATTTTTTAAAAGACCTTTATGACATAAGACAAAATCCAGACAAAGCAAAACAATATGCTTTTGGTCATAGACTTGCTGGACAAGTTTATAAAGAATTATTAATTAGTCCTGATGTGATGTTGAAATGGAAGCAGAAATATTTTGACCACATTATTAGACACTATGTGGAAGCACATTATAAAAATAATAAAATGTCAAAGTGTGTTGTGCAAAGTGCATGGACTAATACTCAAAAACCAAACGACTATAATCCATTACATACACATACACATTTTTCTAATAAAGCACTAAACCCAGATTTATCTTGTGTTGGTTATTTACAGATACCTAAAATGATACCTTATAATCATTCTAAAGAACATCATCAAGTTGGTGGTTGGATAGAGTTTTGTGAGGGGTCTGAAAGTATGTTTAATAATGCTAATTATTTGGTTCAACCTATTTTAGCTGACTATTATTTATTCCCAGCAAATATGAAACATATCGTCTATCCTTTTTCTAGTGATGATGATAAAGCTGAAAGAATATCTTTTAGTTTTAATACAACAGTTATATTTGATGAGATGACCCAATATGAACAAAAGTAAACCATTTTTAAAAGTAGAGCATGAATTAATAGACGATCAGGTTTTAACACCTACTCAGAAATGCCTTTTAATGCTCCTCAGAAGGCTCAGGACTGCTCCTAAAGGGTGTACCCCTAGCCATCTGTATCTAAAGAAAAGATTGAAGCTTAAATCGTCTAAAACTTTGGTGAGAAATTTGGATAGGTTGCAGTTATTGGGTTATATAACATGGCAAAATAGAGGCAAAGGTAATACGAATAGGTTCATATTCAGGGGACAAGACAACTTTCAATCAATCCTTTTGCACAACCTACGATTAAGAACTAAAATGAGTAAGCAACAAAAGATTTTGTACGAAAAAAGAAAGTTAAAACAAGCAGAGAAAGAAGGGGTCATCTTGTTGAAACAAGCTAGAAAGGTCTAGCAGTGAGGGTGAAACTTTTGCACCTAGATAGGTGAAATAATTACACCTGATATAAAGATATAATATA